CACGTTTGGTCACCAAGTTTCTGGTGCCGCGTGCGCCCCGAGGCGAAGGTAACGCCTGGGCCGAACCCACAGTCTCCCCAGTCGAGATCGCACGGACCTAAGGTCCTGTGTACGATGTCGATGGCACGGTTCAGGACGAGCCGTACCGTTCGCGGTATGCGGTCGGGAAAACGAGCATAGAAGCGAAGCTTCTTATTCGTTCGCCGACAGCGTCGCTCCGCCCACAGAAACTTATCGGTTGCTTTACGCTTCCGATAGCTATCGTCTTCAGCACCCCAGGTGGGGAGCTTGGACACTGTGGCAGCGATCTGACAAATCGCTGCGCGGAGGGGGATGTCATCAACGAGGCAGTGCTCTGCATACGCCTCTAGACGGTCTACAGTTTCTCGAAACTCTCGCGGGTCTGAAGTGTCCGCCAACAGAATGTCGGCGAACCCCCGCAAGTAGGGCCGAAGATCTCGTAGAATGTGGGTAATAAAACAACCATGGTCGTAGCCAGAACGGCCACGAAAACGTTGAGCAGCGCCCATACGTTGACCTCCGAGCAGTCGTGGTTAACCGGCTGAAGCCGGCGGGGCAGGAAATTGCTGACTGAGGATCTCCTCAGCAGTGATACCTGCAGTGAAGGCCTTAAAGCTCGTGAGAGCCTCAGTAAAGGCCGCCGTACGATCCACGCCACCCATGGGGTATTTAATCCCTTCGGTGCCGATTTGGATGTTCGGACGGACCGGGTTGCCGTCAGCGTCAACAACGCCGAAGACAACCTTGTACTGATAGGCCGGATCACTCCACTTCTGGGTGGTCTGGTTGTAGGTCGGCACAGTTCGCTTGAAAATAGCGAGCTTAGGCTTCTGGACGGTATGTCCGGGGAGCTGCCAGGTGACGGAGTTACCGTCGTTGGTAACGCCTTGCAGGCGCGAGCCTGCGGGAAGAACGAGCGACATAATAATGTCCCTTGGTAGTATCTGTCATGTTGACAGGAGTTTGATGACGCGAAAAACTTTGCGTCGGAGGACCCAGATTAACGCGACCAGATCAAGGACCCGTGATGCGTCGAGTTGGGGGTTAAAGGAGATGTTTGGAACCACTCGCTCAAGAGAGCGCTTGGTCACCTCCTCGGTACGTATAACGGTGGAAGGAGTTGAGCCGCCAGTCCATAGCAAGTCCCGAGAGGGAAGCGCGCCGGGCTTAGCGGTTTCAGTCTTCACATCCGTCACCGTCTCCGTGTAAGTCGCGAATGCGAGTTTACCGGTTGCGAAAGGGCTAAACGCGGCTAACAGGTCGCCGATCTGCACGAAGTAGTCTATAAAGACTGAAAACGGCGTGAGCTCCCACAAGGAGAGCACAGGATCGGCTAGCGTTAAGTCGCGAGTAGTAACCTCAACGCCGACAGAAGCTCTGCCGGTCACGGTACGTACCCACGTCCGTGCTTCTTCTGTTTGCGTACCTGCGGTTGAAAGCATCCAGCGAAGCTGGGTGCCGGCACCCTGGTACGAGAAGCAGAAGATCTCGGACGTTCGTGAGGCGGATGAGGTTTGGGCCGAAGCCGAGTCCGTCGTCCACCCTCGCGATAGGACAGGAGATCCTTCCGCGAGCCGTCGTAGAAGCTCTTGAAGGGCTTCGATGTCATACAAAACGGGACGTAGGCCAAAGCGCCACTCCAGCCACGCTTCCGCAAAGAAGTCGCGGCCGGCAGTGCCTTTTCCTTTATCCCGTGATGCATTTCGCTGCGCCTGAGCTAGTACTTTCCGCAAGTGAGCGGCGTACCGGGACCAGGCAGTAGCAAACATCTCGACGGTCTTGCCGAACTCGGCAGCAAAAGTGAGCATGTCAAAGGCGTTGGTTTGAGCGCTCGCAAGGGCGCTTTGAAGCAACGCGGGCTTATTGATGCTCAG